AGCAACACCACAGTTTTGGCTGCATGGATACCAGCTCACCTTTGTACAACATGATAAATTGGAAAAAGTTTTGTCGCTTTGAAGCACCTTATGAGTGGGCCAAAATGTCAGGCAAACTGGAAACTGATCAGTTACACCCCACTAGAAATGCCATGATAGAATGGTTTAGATTGGCCATGAACATTGACCTGCAACAGTAGTTGTGTTATACTGTGATTATGGACCTCATGATTGATCTTGAAGGCCTGGGCACAGGCCCAGAAACCACTATCCTTACCATTGCTGCTCAGGCCTTTGATCCAGTTGGGTCAGGATATTATGAACAGTCATTCTATGCCAGAATCACACTGGAAAGTCAGGAAAATCGCAGCATTGAACAGGGTACCATTGACTGGTGGGCCTCGCAACCTGCTGTGGTGCGTGAAGAAGCATTTGCTGAAAATGGACGCATTCCATTGGACCAAGCCCTAGACAGCCTAGGCAAGTTAATTTGGCACAGCACAAGAATATGGGCTCAAGGCCCAACCTATGACATGAATATTCTTGAACATGCCTACAAGAGCTACAATAAACCGTTGCCTTGGAAGTACTACATGGTAAGAGATAGTCGCACAGTGTTTTCACTGTGGCCTGATCAGCCTATTCCGCCTACCACACACCATGCGCTTGAAGATTGCCGTAGACAAATTGGCATGTTACAAAATACTCTTAAATACCTCAAAGTTCAGCAGATAAAATAAGGTATTATGACGCAAGTGGTCACTTTTGATTTTGGGGGAAAGTTCAATCCTGATTCATATCAAAATTTGTTACACAGCCTTGAAAATGTGGCCAAACACAGTCAAGATGTATTGGTACTGGGATGCAGAGAAGAAGATTGTAATCCGTCGGCACAATATGCTCAAACACTTGAATTACAAAAATATATACACAATCTTGGGATGCAATTCTGTGTGTTCTTTAATCACTACACTCAGTATGCAGAAGAACACATGCCAGAGATAGATGTTCACTATCTTGATTTTATGTTGTTAAAAACAATATTCAACGCTGCCACGCCAATGCCTACTAAAGGCCAAGGCATTTTGTTCTTGATTGCCAAACCAGACAGGCCACACCGGGCACCACTATTGTACAAATTTTACGAACGAGAACAATTACACAAACTGACTTGGTCGTTGTTTTTGCCTACAGCCCTACAAAAAAAAGTACGCGACTTGATTCCGTCAGCCACTGATCAACAATGGGAAAATTTTGTAAACTTGCAACGCAGCCCTGACCACATGCTTGCAGTGGTCAGCGGAGACAGTGTGCATATTCCCAACTCTTTTCACTATGATCGCAGCATTTTTGCCAGGACCAATGTGAGCTTGGTCAGTGAAAGCACTTTTGAATTAGACAATTTGCCAGTGAGCGTACGAGCAACAGAAAAAACTTACAAAGCAATTGATAATCGACATCCTTTTGTGATTGCTGGCCAACCTGGCACACTTGCAAGGTTGCAGTCATTGGGATATAGAACTTTTGAAAACTATCTTCCACATGCTGATTACGATCAAGAAGTTGACAGCGGTCAGCGCTTGGAAATGATTTATGAAAACATACTATTTTTGCACAATCTGGCCACAACAAATCCAGCAGTGCTTGCGAAAGATGTAGAACATAATTGGATGATAAACCAACAACGATATCAACATGAACTTGAGCGTGCTGCCAGTGTGTTGGCAAAGTATGGATATGTTGGACCAACCATTGACTGTTTTATGATGCATGATCAGTTTGCTCCAAATGATCTGACAGAAAAATTTATGAAACTTGATAACAAATGAGGTCAATATGATTATAGGAATTTGCGGATTTATTGGTTCAGGCAAAGATACCATTGCTGACTTTCTTGTGAATTTTCATGGGTTCAAACGTGAAAGCTTTGCTAACACACTCAAAGATGCAGTAGCAGCAGTGTTTGGATGGAACAGAGATTGGCTAGAAGGCCGCACCAAAGCTGCTCGCAAGTGGCGCGAGCAAGTTGATCCCTGGTGGGCTGAACGGTTATCTATGCCGCATTTGACACCACGTTGGATACTACAACAATGGGGCACTGAAGTTTGTCGTCGAGCTTTTCATGATGATATTTGGATTGCGGCATTGGAAAACAAACTTCGTGCCAGTCAAGATCACGTGGTAGTTTCTGATTGTAGATTTCCTAACGAAATTGAAGCTATCAAAAATGCCGGGGGTATTGTTATCAGGGTATTGCGTGGTCCTGAACCTGAGTGGTATCAAGATGCTGCAAATGTCAATGAAGGACGGGGCAACATGAGTTGGATGATCAGCAAAGAGCGCCTAAAAACTCTGGGCATACATGCCAGTGAAACCAGCTGGGTAGGCACTGATTTTGATGCTGTATTAGACAACAACGGCACACTAGATGATCTTTATCAACAAGTCAAACGTCTGGTGCAAGATCTCCCAGGCGCCACGGCAGATCACTCCTAGATATTTCTTCCACACAGTTTTTGCAGATAGATTTTAAATTTTTTAACACCAAATTGTTGAGATCTCCGTCAACATGGTAAACCAAGATCTGTGCTGAGTATCGGGCTTTGAAGCCGCAGCGATCGCATTGCATTTTTTTCTTATAGCCCGCTGACTCCCAGCGGGCTTGTCTTTTTTTAAGTCCACGCCCTTTGCGTTGGCATGTTTCACACCTTGACCTATAGTGAGTGACATCTTCGCGGATGTAATTCACTGCACACGGTCGTTGATCACAAGCCTGGCAAATGGGACGCATGATACTATTTATTGCCAGGACCTTTGGCAAAGGGCGCTCAACTCCACGGTTTTTGGCATTTGCCTATAAATATCTGCAACTTGAAAAGGAACCCACCATGGCTCTAGTATCTCCAGGCGTAGAAGTAACAGTAATTGACGAAAGTCAATATATTCCTTCAGCTGTAAACACAGTACCTTATTTTGTAATTGCCACTGCACAGAACAAAGTGTCTGGCGACGGTATTACCGTGGCAGCTGGCACAGTAGCAGCCAATGCCAACAAAACTTATTTAATAACCAGTCAACGAGATTTGGTAGCCACTTTTGGTGTGCCGTTCTTTTACAACACCACTGCTGGTACTCCGATCAATGGTTATGAACTCAACGAGTATGGACTGCTTGCAGCATATTCTGCATTGGGAGTAACCAATCGTGCTTATATTCAGAGAGCCGACATTGATCTCACTGAGCTCACTGCCAGTCTGACTCGTCCAGTGGGTGTTCCTGCCGACGGCACTGCCTGGTTGGATACTTCTGAATCTGTTTGGGGTATTCAAGAATGGAATCAAACTACCAACACCTTCACTGTTAAAACACCATTGATCATAACCAATGCTGATGATGTGGTTGACAGTGAAGGCACCACACCAGATGACTTTGCGCCCTTGCCCAGCATTGGCAGCATTGGCGACTATGCTGTGAGTACCTTGACTACATTTAACTATGGTTACTATAAAAACAGTAGCAATACCTGGGTATTTTTAGGCAGTGATGACTGGAAAAATTCATGGCCCACAGTGACAGGCACTGCCAGTCCAACTTCGTTGACCGTGGGGGCCAACATGTTAATCAACGACACATTGGTTACAGTGGGTGCTACCAACACTGTGGCTGGTTTTGCCGCAGTGATCACTGCGGCTGCCATACCTGGAGTTACTGCCGCAGCAGTCAGCGGCAAATTGCAAATCTATGCTGATTCTCAAGCAACCAATGATGGATCCACTGGATCAGGCGGCATTGTGTCAATTGAAGCTGGCCCAGTCAGCGGTGCGGCTTTGTTGACAGCACTGGGTATTCAAGGCATTGACTATTATGCGCCAGAATATCTTAACTCTTACAGTTACCAGGCTCCAAGATGGAGAACCACAGACACTCAACCTGAACCAACTGGGTCTGTATGGAACAATATGAGTGCGGCCAACAACGGTGTCAACCTATCATTTAAAAAATACAGCACAGCGCTGGGCACCTTCGTGTCTCAAAACGTAGGTGTGTACTACGGTGAATTGGGCGCTTTAGTGGCACTGGATCCATCGGGTGGCGGCAAAAATATACCTGTTGGCACAGTGATTGCTATTGCAAACAACGCAGTGACAGGCTTGGTTGAAAAACCCTCTTTTGCATTTAGATTGCTAGAACGCCAAACATTTGGTCAGACTGTTATCACTGGTACAACCACACCCACTGGCACACCTTTTGTGGTGGGCAATACATTTACACTGGAAGCCAGCGCAGTGCCTGTGACACTGACTCTAAACTCTGGCACTGTGACCATAGGTGGTACAGGCACTGTGGCTGACTTTATTGCAGCCGTCAGTGCTGCCAATGTTGATTATGTGAGCGCCAGTGTAAATTCAGCAGGCAACATTGTGTTTACACACAGTCAAGGAGGAGCAATCTTTTTGTTCACTGGCACTGGTACTCCATTGACCACTGCTGGTTTTACAGATGCAACTCCTGGAGTTAGAACCAGTGAAGTCAATGAGTTAATCTTGTCAAACTTTGTGACCACGCCTGAATTTACATACGATGCCAGTGACACTGCACCAGATGTTGATCCTGCTGATGGTCGCCTGTGGTATTACAGCACTGTGAGCCAAGTTGACATTATGATCCAAAACAATGGTGCCTGGAGCGGCTATCAGAATGTGAGCAATGATGTACGTGGTTACGATCTGTCTTTGACCAACGCTTCTGGACCTATTATTGCGGCCACTGCACCCACCACACAAAACGATGCAGCTCAGTCGCCACTGGTCTATGGAGACATTTGGATTGACAGCAGTGACCTTGAAAACTATCCATTGATTTACCGTTGGCAAGCAGTGGATGGAGTTGATCAATGGGTAGCAGTTGACACCACTGATCAAGTCACAGAAAATGGTGTGCTGTTTGCTGATGCTCGCTGGGCGCCCAATGGTACCACAGATCCTATCAGTGATCCATTGCCTACCATTGAAAGTCTATTGACTTCCAACTATCTTGATCTAGATGCTCCTGATCCAGCTTTGTATCCACAAGGCATGTTGTTGTTCAACACCAGACGCAGCGGATACAATGTCAAGAGTTTCCAAGTGGACTATTTCAACTCCACTGACTTTCCTGATGATACCTTGCCCAGTGTGAAAAACACTTGGCTCACTGCCAGCGGCAACAAAGCTGATGGAGCAATGTATTCAGGTCGTCAGGCTCAGAGAAAAATGGTAGTGGCTGCAATGAAAGCGGGCCTAGACGCCAGTGCTGCTGCCAGAGAAGAGCAGAATCAATTCAACTTGATTTCAGCCACAGGTTATCCTGAGTTGACTCCCAACATGATTGCACTCAGCAATGAGCGCAACAACACCTTGTTTGTAGTCGGCGACACTCCCATGCGTTTGGGCCCAGACGGCAACAGTTTGGTTGCTTGGGCTACCAACAACGGCGGACTTGGTCTCGAAACCGAAGACGGACTCGCTGCTACCAGTAACTATGCAGCCAATTTCTATCCCAGCTGCCAGACCAATGACCTCAGTGGCAACACAGTGGTCAGTGCACCAAGTCACATGATGATGCGCACCATTCTGCGCAGCGATGCAGTGAGCTATCCTTGGCTGGCTCCAGCTGGCACTCGACGTGGTGTGGTTGACAATGCCACTGCCATTGGTTACATCAACAGCACCACTGGCGAGTTTGAACAACTCAGCGTTGGTCAAGCAGTGCGAGATATCTTGTACGAGCGCAATGTCAACCCAATTACCTTTATTCCAGGTGTGGGTATTACCAACTTTGGTAACAAGACATCGACCACAACAACCACAGCGCTGGACAGAATCAATGTGGCACGTTTGGTTGCGTTCCTGCGAGGCAGACTAGAAGAAATTGGCAAACTGTTCTTGTTTGAACCCAATGATGAAATTACTCGCAATGAAATCACCAATACTTGCAACAGTTTGATGATTGACTTAATCGCCAAGCGAGCCATCTATGACTACTTGGTTGTGTGCGATTTGTCAAACAACACACCAGCTCGAATTGATAGAAACGAACTGTGGGTTGACATTGCCATAGAGCCAGTGAAAGCAGTGGAGTTCATTTACATTCCGTTGCGTATCAAGAACACTGGTGAAATCGCTTCTGGAGCATAATCAAATTAGGGGGCGGAAATTCCGCCTCCGATCCAGATAAATAAAAACATAGGAGATTACAAATGGCAGTTTCATCACTACAGAGAATGACAGTACCACTGGCAAGCGATCAAAGCGCAAATACCCAGGGTCTGTTGATGCCCAAACTCAAATACCGCTTCCGGGTGTTTTTTGAGAACTTTGGCATTTCTAAACCAACCACTGAATTGACCAAACAGGTGGTCAGTGCCACTAGACCCAATTTGACATTTGAAGAAATCACAATTCCAGTGTACAACTCAACACTGAAATTGGCTGGTAGACACAGCTGGGCTGATATCACCATTGCTCTACGCGATGATGCGTCAGGACAGATTGCACGACTGGTTGGTGAGCAGCTTCAGAAGCAAATGGACTTTGTGGAAATGGCCTCGGCATCGTCGGGTATTGACTACAAATTCTTGACCAAGATTCAGATCCTTGATGGCGGCAACGGCGCAATTCAACCCATCGTTCTTGAGACTTGGGAACTGTACGGCTGTTACCTCAAAGGTGCAAACTATGGTGACTTGAACTACGGCACCAACGAAGCTGCAACAATTGAAATGAGCATTGCTTACGACAACGCCAACCAAACGCCTGAAGGCACTGGTGTTGGTACGCCTGTGGCACGTACTCTTGGTACTGTGGTCACTGGTGTTGGTCAAGGTCAGTAAGGATAACTTATGGCCAATGGTGGCGGCCCCTTTGGCATTGGCAATCAGATACTGCAGGGTTTTGGCGGCAACAATTACTTGCGTGATTACCGTCACGCAAGTAAAACTTTTACTACCAACAGTTATGAACTTAAACCGCGGTTTAAGTTCTTGTTCCATGTCAGTTTCACAATCAACATAGATGCCATTCCTTATCTAAGATCTGCTGGTGTATTAGGCAATCAAGAAGTCAAAGATCTCAGTTTGTTGGTCAAAACAGTGGATCTCCCCAAGTACAAAATTGCCACTGAAACTCTGAATCAATACAATCGCAAAAGAATAATTCAAACCAAAGTTGACTATCAGCCAGTGACATTGACATTTCACGACGACGGTGGAGACAATGCTCGTAGGCTGTGGTATTATTATTTTTCCTATTACTACAAAGACCCCACACAGCCATATCTTGCAGCCGCCGCCACCAACGGTACCAACGGCACTGTGAACAATCAAAGCACTGGATCAAATCTCAACACCAGAGACATTTACTCTGACGTACAAAGAAATCGCAACGGCTGGGGTTATTCAGGTGAATCTTGGACAGACGGTACCTCCACTGCTGATGGTGGCGGCAAACCACCATTCTTCCGTGACATAAGAATCTACGGCATGGATCAGCGCAAGTACGCTGAATATGTGTTGATAAATCCTGTGATATCAAATTGGGGACACGACACTTACTCCTACGAGGACGGCGCCGGCATCATGGAAAATTCCATGACCATTGATTACGAAACTGTAAAATATTACAGTGGTGCCATTGGCAGCAGTAGACCTGATGTCAATGTTCAAGGATTTGCTGACCCCAGTCACTATGACACTGAGTTGAGTCCAATCAGCCGCACCGGTGGCAATCAAACTGTGTTTGGCCAGGGCAGTTTGTTGGATGTCGGCGAAGGCAGCATTGAAGATTTGCAGAGTGGCTCATTGACTGGCCTAATAGGATCTGCACAAACTCCCATGCGCTCCTATGCTCAATTTGGTGGGAATCAAACCATTGGTCAGGTGGCTGTGGAAAAGAGTGCAGGCATTGCTCTGGGCACTGGCACACTGATTGAAGGCTTGCCTGCAGCCACACGATCGTTGATGAACAACCCTGGCGGCGTTTTTATTCCTACACCTAGCATTAATACAGGATCAAATTAACATGAGCACTGTCAACGCTGTAAATCCCAATCTAGACAGCACAGTAAGAGTTTTTGACAACTTTTACAAATTCAACATCAACGTGCCTGCTGCTGAATACGATTTGGTCTACAGTTATTTCTTGCAAGAAATGGGCAACAAACGAGCCGCTGCAAATTTTGCAACCAGTTTGTTTCAAGTGGCATCGACCACAAACATTCCTGCACTGACTTTGTTGGGCGAATTTCAAGGCATCAATGGATTGAATCTCAATGCCAGCCTGGCATATTATCTAAATCAGATACGCAGCCGTGCCACACTGCTGGGAGTTGGAGTGGCCGTGGTTCCCAATGCCTACGTAGCTAGAAATATACTGATATGAGTCGTTGGGCACAGGGTCAGTATGTGGTCAAAAATCCTGACAAATATGTGGGCAAAGGCATACCAAGATTTCGTTCTGGATGGGAGCACAGTTTCATGCGCTTTTGCGACACCAACGATCACATTTTGCAGTGGGCCAGTGAAAGCATTGCCATACCTTATCGACATCCACTCACTGGCAAAATGACGCAGTACATTCCAGACTTTCTGATCACATACCGCAACAGAGACAACACAGTGAGAGCTGAGTTGATTGAAATCAAACCCAAAAAACAAAGTGTGATAGAAAGCAAAATGAGCAGTAAAGATAGAGCTGTGGTAGCAATCAACTATGCCAAATGGGATGCTGCAACCAAGTGGGCACGCCGCAACGGCATGACCTTTAGGGTGATCACCGAAAACGACATGTTTGCCAACGGGCGTGCCTGAGTCCATAAATATGGCATGACAAGAAAACTCGAACAACTGTTTGATTTACCACCAACAGAAACTGAAGTCGACACTGCTATACCCACACTGCCTTCCAATCGTGCAACCATAGTTGCACTGGATCAGGCCATTGACAAAATTGATTCGGCTCTGCCAGCTGTGCGTGGTCTAGATGCCACTGACACAGAAATGGACGAATTGGCCGTCCTGGCCACGGCCAGCTACCGAGATCTCATGGACTTAGGCATGCAAGTAGACAGTCGTTTTGCGTCTGAAATTTTTTCAGTGGCATCCAACATGCTGGGACATGCTATCACTGCCAAAACAGCTAAATTGGATAAAAAACTCAAGATGATTGATCTACAATTGAAAAAAGCTCGACTGGATCAATCACAACCTGAAGAAAAAGCACCGCAGCAGGGCCAAGGACATGTGTTGAGTCGCAATGAATTGTTGGATCGTATTCTTGGTACCAAGAACCAAAAAGCGCAAAATGAATAAATATATCACAGGAACCTGACATGAAACCATTTGCCAAATATCTAGCAGAAAGCGAACGCACATACGATTATCGTATCAAAATGTGTGGTCGCATTCCAGACGATCTTGTGCGCCAATTCAAAACCAAGCTGGATCAATTTGATCCAGTGAAATTAGGCGACATCAAAATCACTCCCATTCAAAAAGTGCTCACTGACTTTCCCAACAACAAAAATGACGCAGTGACCATGTTTGATGCCAGTTTCAAATATCCTGCTATTGAACCGCAAATCAAACAACTGTTTCAGTTGCTAGGCGGTGACCCCAATCTCATAGTGATGCAAACACAGGCTCATGTTGACGGCCTGGTTGACGAAGCAGACCGAGTTGAAACTGAAAACAAAGATTTGTTGGCCAACACTGATTTGCCGCCACCTGATGCTGAACAACGTGCATTGAAAAAAGATTACAGTGCTGAACCGCATGATCATGCAGTGTTGAAAAATGCTTACCGTTCTGATTTCACAGTGGCTGGTGGTAAAACACCCGCTGCGAAGACCACAAATGATTTGCCTCTGGGCACCAAAAGTCCAATGACAAATATCAAACGTCCGCCCAAGCCAGCCACTGGCGCTCAACCCCGAGGATAATTTAAAATGACATTTTTTTATGACCTAAACAAAAAACTGGACAGCATTCGCGAAAAGCCAGAAACCACAAACCAACAACTCAACGAACGTGACATGAGTCGTCATGCCAAAGGCATTGAAAAGTTTGGCAAAGACGGCATGCAGGCCCTGGCCAAAGCTGGTCGTGAAGGCAAGCCTCTTGACAAAATCAGAGCCAAGTATGACAAATACGACGAGTCAATGGATGAAGGCCTAGGTTCTATTGTAAAGAAAATTGGCGGTGGCATGAAAAAAATGGCCGGTCGTGCCATGGACAAAGTGGCTCCCGGAGACGAGGCACTGTTGAAAGATCTACAGAAAAAAGTGGGTGTACCACAAACTGGCATGAAGCCAGGTAGCGAACCAAATCCTAAGGTAGTCAAAGAAGTAACTGCCCCAATTGATTTTGACAAAGTGTTAGATGCTATTGCTGCATTGTACGGCGACGAAATATGGGACAACGATGCAATGCAAGACTTGGCTAATGATCTTGAACAAGCAGGTCCAACTGAAAGAGAACTAGATTTCATTATTGCCAAAGGTAAGTTGCCAAAACGGTTGGCTGGCATCCAATTCTCAGCAGGCGACAATGTTCAATTTGGCGAAGGAAGTTCTCCAATGTCACCCAAGCAAAAGAGCTTTGCTGCATTGGCTGAGCCCAAAGACAAAATTACTTTTGCTGACAAGATTGCCGGCGCCAAAAAAGAAGTTGACGAGATGCTGGGCGATGTGGCTGCTGAAGCCATGCGTGGCGCACTCAAAGGTGGCCAGAAGAAACTAGACCGAAATCAAAACGGTAAACTGGATGCACAAGACTTTGCCATGCTGCGTAAAGGCGGCAAGCAAGAAACTGACGAAGGCTGGGATGACATGATCAAAGCAGTTGATCAACGTCGCGGTGAAGTCAAAGCTGGTCACAAAGTGCAAGGGGCCAAAGGCGAGATTGAAAAAACTGCCACTGGCATCAAGCACACTCGCAGATACGATGCCAAAACTGGCGAAACAGACACTGGTGATGATGCACCAGCCGATGGCGAAAAGCGCGGTCGTGGACGTCCCAAGGGCACAGGCAAGAGCATGGGCGCCAAGGGACCATCAGGCAAAAGCAAACTGATGACCAAAGAAGCTGGCGGAATGAAACAAACTTTTGCTATCTTAGATGATACATTGATTGATCAGATTGCTGCCATGAACGGTGCTGAAGTTGATCCTGATGCTGGCAGTGTAGAAACTTATGACGAGAATACTGCTCGTCAATTGGCAGCATTTGCCAAGAAAAATCCTCAGAGATTAAAACAAACACAGAGCATCAACAGAGCTGGCATGAAGCCAATG